CGCCTCCAGCGCCGGCAGAACTACCGGCCATTGATCCGGGACGGCTAGTTACGGCAGCAAGAATTGAGGACAACAGTCCATTAGATATTCCTATACCTTTGGCTATAGCATCTAGTCTTTTTAGAGATTGTGATACGGGATCTGCTGGATTGTTAGGATCTACATTAGGTGCCTGTGGAGAAGCCGCAGCTTCTTTAGTTCTCGGTCTTCCGCTAAATAAGCCACCTATCCCTTTGCCTAAAGCACTAACACCACCATATAATCCTTTTCCTAATTTTTCTCCTCCGAAATAACCTAGTGCGCCGCCGGCAAGTCCTCCTACTACAGAAGCACCTCCAAATGTAAACGGGTCTAATGCGAGTGCCAATGGGTTGCCGGCACCGAGGGCCGCGCCTGCGAGGCCGCCGGCAACCCCACCGCCCGATCCTGCAAGATTTTTTCCAGTTAGTTCTTTTTTTCCGGATGCATAATCTAGTGCCTCCATTCCGGCCATGCCGATCCAACCTGCATGTTTGCCCAGCGCGCCGCCTACTTTACCTAATGCTCCGGCTTCGCCTCCGCCTAGTAGTCCACCAACTTTACCTAATATTCCTCCGCCTNTGCCGCCTCCGCCTAGTAGTCCACCAANTTTACCTAATATTCCTCCGCCTNTGCCGCCTCCGCCTAGTAGTCCACCAATTTTACCTAATATTCCTCCGCCGCCAGCCAAACCTCCTAAAGCAAGTGCTGCTGCTCCAGCAGCAAGAGTTAATGCTCCAAATCCTGCTAAAAGACCATCCATTGCTACTTTAACACTTCTTTCTACTTCAGTTAAAGCATTTCTTGCCATTTGTCGTGGGTCTTCAGCAACAGGTCCCTTACCTGCTTTATTTGCAGCTATTTTATCTGCTTCAGCTTGAGCAGCCTGAACTCTATTCTCGCCATTCATAGCTTGCGCTTGTCTAGTGTTAGAATCAGCTAATGTTTTGTCAGTTATATGAGTAAACTGTTGCAGTTTATCCGATAAAGCTAGACTTGACCCTGCCATAGTTTCAAATCTATCCATACCTTTATCATATGCATCAACAAGTTGACCTTGTTTATAACTACCGTCTTTAGCTGCATCTGCCATTTTTCTAATATCAAGACCCGCAGCTGCGTATCCAGCGCCTGCTTTGGTCACGGCCCCAGTAAGATAAGTCGTTGCTGCTGCTGCTGCCATGGCAGGGCCTCCGGCAGCCTGTGCGTCATCCATCATCTTATTGGCGGCGGCTCGCTGCATATCAATTCGTTTTACTGCGGTATCGTCTCCCTTGTCCACCGCAGCCTGNCTTTCAGTTGCCCATTTGTGTTCTTGAATTTTCCATGCCACATTAGCACGAGCAATTTCTTGTTCTTTTTTATTTTCTTCAATAGATTTTCCGGTTATTGCACTGAGTTTTATTAAGTTTTCGGTATAATCCTGAGAACTAGTTTGCAGGGCTCTTTGCGTTAGCTGATCTTTAGCCAGCATTGCTCCTGAACTTCTTTGGAGTTGCACATAATCAGCAGTTGCTTGGATTCTTTTTTCGTCGTCAAACCCCAATCTTTGGAAATTCTTACGAACTTCCGGAGTTACCTGATTCATTTGAGCGAACTTTTTTACGGCCTCGTCCATAGATCCGCCGAGCGTTTGTAACCCACCATGCATATTTTGCATAGGCTTAGTTAGTTTACCTAAATCAGTAGAGGTCAAACCTACCTGATTAGCCATCTGTTGTAATTTGTCAGTTGAAAATGAGCCTGCGGCACCCATCTGACTAATGTCATCAGATGCCTTTAAGAGTGCGTCAGATTGCTTATTGAGTACTCCTGCTAGTGCAGTAAATCCTTTTATAACTAACCCGATTATTATTCCTTCAGGACCAAACATTGCACCAAATGCAAGTGCAGCGTCTCCTGCTTTAGATAAACTATCATTATACTTCGCGAAGGATCCACCACCCTCGTTCATCGCTTTAGCAAAACTACTAACTGCCCCTAAACTAGCATCCAAACCTTTTCCAAAATTTAATGCAGATGCGGCCCCCATATCATGTGATTTTTTTAAGGATCCTAATGCACCGACATATTCGTTATGAGATTTAGTAGCATTAGTAATGCTACTAATAAATCCACCAACAGTGCCGGGAATTCGTTGTTGGCTAGAAGCGGCCTGTTCGGCAGATTTACCGAAATTACCCAATGCCTCATTTAATTGACGCATTTGCTCGTTAAACGCTTCTAATTGTTCCGGATCCATATATATTTCCAAACTTTAAATTTAGGGTATATTAAGGTAACTAAATATATTTGTATTTATCGTTAGTAAATAACCCAATTTTTATGAGGAACATATGGACAACAATCCACTAAGACAGTATTTTAGAAGGCCAGCAGTATACATCAAACTTCCATCGCAAGGGAAAGACTATCCACCGAAAGTTATCGAGTTCCCCGAAACCGGAGAACTCCCTGTATATCCTATGACCGCGATTGACGAGATCACTGCAAGGACTCCTGATGCATTGTTCAACGGTACTGCGCTAGCAGAACTAATTAAAAGTTGTATTCCAGCAATCAAGGATCCATGGCAAGTAAGCAGTAATGATATAGATTCTATTCTTATCGCAATCAAGATCGCATCCGGCAATGAAATTACAGAAATAATATCAGATTGTCCGGAATGTAAAGAGACTAATACCGTCGGAGTAAACTTGACTGGAGTCTTGAGTACGTTAAAAGCAGGGGACTATGATTCTATCTTGGAATTAGGTGATCTTTCCATCAAGTACAAACCTATAACATACGAGATTATGAATGAGGCCGCTTTAGGACAATTCGAGTTGCAGAGAACTTTTTCACAGCTAGATGATACCAAAGACGATGCCGCTAGAAATAAAATAACTAAGGCAGCATTAGAAAATCTTACTTCCCTTACTATGAAAATCNTTAGCCAATCCATCGAGTACATTAAAACCCCTACAGCAGAAGTTAGAGAAGAAGAGTTTATTCTAGACTTCTTGAAGAGTTGCGGACGTGTCGAGTATGCTAAAATCAGAGATACCAATGCAAAAATACGTTCAGACACTGAGGTTAAACCGCTAAAGATTGAATGCGAAAGTTGCAAGCACCAATACGAACAAACCTTTAGCATAAGCCCATCAGATTTTTTCGAATAAGGCTTCTTAAATCCTCTCCGGAGGAAGTTCAGAAGCTCATNGAAAGATATGAAAAAGAAGTTCAATCATTAAAAAAAGAAGCATTGCAGTTGTCATGGTATATGAGAGGGGGCGCGACGTATGAAGATGTTCTTAACATGAGCGATTTTGAAAGGAAATCTATCAGCGAATTGGTAGAAAGTAACCTAGAAATAACGAAACAATCCAACATTCCATTCTTCTAAAGAGAGAACTATTCATTTAGTTTTCTCTAAGAGAGAACTATTCATTTAGTTCTCTCTTTTCCTTTTAGAGTTGTCCTTCAGACAACTTATACCTTACTCGCTTTGCTCGTTTCGGTATACGCTTTTCAATCGTAGTTGTTTATTCATCTCTTCTTTAATACATTGCTGTTCAGGAAGCCATGGTAGTGCTACTCAGCACTACCACAGATTTTGGATCATATTGCTACGTCCTGTCATCCTGTGTTGTCTGTTCCCCGTCACACTAGCTATTGGTGCTGCATGACGCCACCGGTTGCCCTGTAAAGTTTAATGGGACTGTAGTGAAGCTATTAGGTGGCACACACCTAATCCTTCGGCAACGCATGTCCTGCACCATCAAGACAAAATAGATGCAGGCTCATTGAGGGTTCGCTTAACCTAACGAGAGCCCTCTCGGTATTCCTTGGATANTNATTATCCAAGCTGACTCCAGATCCGTTGATGGTATTTCACATCTTCTCAAGGAGAGTCGAGGNACCCCGACCAAACATCAATGTAGGGTTCTGTGTTTTTAAGCTAAAGCGGTGTTGATAGTGAGCAAGTTGCCTGACGTGGTGTCTGTTGGTGTCACTGTGCTTGAATATGCTTTAAGAAGGTCTTTGTTGTGCTGAAAAAAATGTTCGAATTCTATTATTAGCCAGTCACCTGTCTTAGATGAACTGTAGTATAAAAAGTTGTCGGTGACCCAAGTGAACTTAGTTTGGACTGCAACATACTTGCCCTTACGACTAACCTTGAGGAATAAAATATTTAAATCATCTTCATCAGCTACTGTCATAAGTTGACCTAACCAAGTATCAAATTGTTTACAGTTGCCGGTAAGCAGTAAGTGAAAGGGGAAGTCTGCATAGTTTTTGCATTCAGAATTAAAGTGAGTCCAAATGTCAGGAGGAACAATGTCGCCTTTGAAAGACTTCGCTTGATTTCCGTCTAANGTTGTTTTGCGATNGGCATTTGCTCCGCCAATGTAGGCACCGGAATTAGGAACTCTAACGAATGATTCACTGTATAATCCNCTAAGAAACTTAGCGACCTCTCGNTCGAACCCTGATCCTTTTGTTTTGCTAGGAGATGTCATACTATGATTTATCTCTTGTGAAGTAGTCAATATATTTTCTACAGAGCATTTGGGTTACTTTTACACTGATCGCCGTGATACATTGTATAATGATTTTTAGCAACCGTTTTACCGCAATGATCGCATGTGCGTTGATGCTCCGGCTTCTTCATTGGATTGTTATCTCCTGAATTTTTCAAAGTTGTCATCGCTTTATTGTAATCCGATGCCGGAATACCAAACATCGGGTTATTCTTGCCCTGCATTCTAGCCGATAGTTTAGGATTTCCTAGCAATGATTTAGAGATGTTTTCGTTGTGTGCAGCAGGACGACATTCGCTATATTTTTTTACCCCAGAGCTTTGTTTCTCACGCCGCTCATCAGAATAAGTTTTTCCATAATGAGGTGATAGATTACCTTTTTTACCAAACATAGGATTCTTTGCACCTAATCTTGCTTCTCGCTTTTTTAGTCTCGTCTCTTTGTTTTCTTTAACACCGAAACGATTATATAAACCGTCACCGTTGTGTTGATTAAAGCTCATAGGATCATTTCGTGCATCTAAACTGATTAATATAGTAGTTTCTAAAGACACAATGTATTCAGGATCACCGGTATGTAATATTTCATATATCCACTCTTCTCTATTTTCTAAGATTAGTGGTTTTACTTCTTTACTTGAGCAAAGGTATTCTTCGTGACGATCAGGGTTCCATCCCTGTCTAACTTTTGATCCTATGTACCATTTGCCGGTAGCAAGGTGTGTCCACTTATAGATATATGGAATAGTAGGGTGATAAATATTCATGCTGATGTTTCCTTTGATAGCATTAGAGTGAGTGGGGATTGCACTCCCGCGACTCACAACTATTTATCTTTCCGACTCTTTTTCACTACAGTAGGAAGTAAATCCTCCCTCCTTTACTGCTTTAACTACACTATCTACTCTATTANCCAACTCATCTTTATGACTGATTAACCACACTGATTTGTTTCGAGTTCTAGTCATATTTTTAAGCAGAGCCATAGAATTTTCAATCCCTACACTATCCATCCCCGCATCGACTAACTCATCAATGAATATCGCGTTGATGGGACAGTAAAGATTTTCCCATACATCTCTAAACGCGAAGGATAATCCAAGAATGAGACGGTTCATCTCTCCCCTGCTAAGGTTATAGAAATCCAACTCTCTACCGAGTTCTGTGATCTCAACTGACAAGTCGTTCTTGAAGATGACTGTGTGTGGTAGCCCGATCTTGTCAAGATAGTTTGTGA